TCGGTGACGTAGTCGGCTCATTTCGCGCTCTCCTTTTGCTGGCGGCGTGCGGCCCCGCGAGGAATCTTGTAATACTGGCGAAGTATCCTGCGCACCACCCAACTAATCGGCACCTGTTCATCGCAGGCGTCGCAAGACAGATGCTTCAAAAGCTCGTACTCCAACCGCATCGTAAGTTTGTGTTCCATCTTCATGTTCGATAGCCTACATTGTCGTACTTTGTCTGTCAAGGGAATAATTCAGGAATTTTCGGCTAACACACTCTTCTCGCCCCGCCGCCCCTTCTGAGATTCCCCGGGCCTGCCCGCTCAATCACCCGTTTTTGCGCTAGAGAACGGGATTCAAGACTCCTCGCCTGTCACGCGAATCATTTCTGCGCTAGCTTTCTACATGTCGGCCTCCAGCTCCGCGATAATGCGTAAGTTCTCTTCATGCTGTTCTGCTGAGGGAAGTCTGTTGCCGCTGCCCACGCTTGCGTACAGCCGCGATTCTATCTGCGCTCGCTGCACCTTTGCGGCTTCACGATTCAGCCAGCCGATTACGAAACGCTGATAGTTTTTTTTCCTTCGCTTCGGATTAGCGGTTAGCCATTGCCGCATCTTCTCCAGTTCGCCTGCCACGTTCAGCGGAGCGTAGACGCGCTCCCATTCTACTAGTTGCAATTCGTGGACGCGGAAGAAACCAAGCTCAATCATTGGCTTTTCTCCAACCGTCAATCATCGCCTTCCATTTACAACCCTCGACATGCTTGCCCTCACCGCCGCTGTTGTGACAGAGAGGGCAAATAAATCGCGCGTGATGCCACACCAGCATCTCAGCGGTAAGGCGTTCTAGCGGCGTCGTCATTGGCTAACCTACTTTTGCGGCTATCTTGTGAGGATTGACGAGCGGTTGTCCGGGCTTTGGGCCTTTCTTCTTTGCGGGTCTCCACATCGAAGGAAAATGCCAAGTATTATTAATCTTCGAAGTGTTGTAGGGTACGGCAGACTCAAATCGCGCTGGCTCCTGATGGTGGATGCCGAAAACAACTCCATCCGCATAATAGTTCCCATTAACTATCCGACATTCCGTAATCATCATCGGCAATTGCTTTGTTTCACTGATGACGTAATGCACTACGCGCCCGATTGTGAATGCGTGACCGTCCACTACTATTTTCTTCATTTTTTTTCTCCTTTGAAGACACCACTTCCCGTCTGATGTTTCCCAAAGCCGCTCCCAGCACTTGCATCCGTCCCCTCAGAACACTTTTACAAGAACATCAGAATACGACCGGGACGTAGTGGTAGAAGGGGTGCTGGAGCAAATTCGCTCCATTCCCAGCTCGGCATCAAGTAGCCGACCGTTGCCCGGAGAACTCTTTTAGAGATGCGTCCTGTTTTGGATGGAAGTACCTTGCTTCTGTGACACGGATAGTTCATTTCGCTGAGCGGGAGCGCCAGAGTGAACCGTGTAGACTGGAAAAGGTATTTGGACATTTGCCGGAATCCCTTTTTGGGGCTGTTGGAAGAGTTCTGGAAGGTTTCCGGCAAAGGATAAAAACCAGAGACCCTTCCAACGGCCTTGTCGTTCATATTAGAAAATTCTTTAACCGCTCGTCAACTACAAAATTCATGATGCGGTCGCCACCCAACAAATGCGAAAGCTCGGTGTTCCAGCGGCGCTCCCTCGACTTGACCGGCTGCTGGCTAGGCTTTTGCTTCCGCTCGCCGCTTAAGCTCTGCTGCCTGCCAGTCCTCAAATTCCTTGCGCTGAGCATTCCACCAATCCATACGCTCTTTCTCATTTGCAAATTTAGGCTGGTCGCGCCACATCTGCGAGCTTTTCTGTGCAGGCTCGAAACTGTAATGCGAACGCTCAATGTGCGTCAGTTTCCCATGAACGAACGTCGAGATGTATTCTAGCCAGTGAGAATCTTCGCCGTCGCGCGTATAAGTTCCGGGTCCAATGGCGACAACATTGGAATCGTAGAAGCAGATTCCACCTGTGTAATCCTGCAAAACATCTTCAAGTATTAGCTGCCCTTCGGCAGAGATGACGTAGGTCTTGAGATATTGCTCGTCGGTATCCTTCGTCTGAAAGTGGATTTCTTCCTGTGGGGCATTCAGCGGATAATCCGGCAAAGGATATTCACAGCGAACATAATCGAACATTCCCATTTTTATTCTCCTGCCGCCACATCAGAAACAGCCGTGCGGTTGTTTCGCAAGACCTGCTGGAACGCTAACCAGAGACAAAACTGAAGCGGTGATTCCAGCGGCGTTTCAGCGGACGTTTCGTAGGAGCCGCGCAGCATGCCATCGGCTGCCAGTTGCTTGATTGTTTCGTTCATAGGAACCTCTTCAGCAAATCAACCTGCACCCGCACGCCAAGTATCTCTCGGTGGCCTGGCTTGTTGCCCACGGCTTCATAAGGTTTGCCGCGAGCGAGACGCATCCAATCCCGATCATAGTTCTTATGTCTCTTTCTCCAGCGGCGCATGTATTCCCTATGAGATAAGGCCATCAGTATTTTTCGTCCTTTCTGCGATAGGTCTTGAAGTCAATGTCCTTACCGGGCGCTTGCTCAATCCGCCGCCGCGTATCCTGGCAAGTTTTGCAATTACAGAACTGCCATTTGGATTCCGCTGTGTGCTTCTCTAGCGGCACATACCCGTAATTTGGTTGTTCTATTGTTGGTAGCGTCAAAAATCCCTCCCGTTATGCCGGTATTTCTTATGCCCTGCCTTGCAACTCCATTCTCCGCAACAAAGACCATCGCAACGCTTCCCGCCAAGAGTTTTCTGCGTGTGCGACCAATGCCCGGAATTCCAGTCAACGAAATGGGGAACAGGACAGGTCTGGCACATTCCCTTTGCTCGTTCGTAAATAGCGAGCCGCATCATGCCGTGATCTTGCTCGCCTCGAAGGTAGGTGTGACCGGCAAAGCTGATGTAAGACCGCTTATTGTGGAAGTTCGCGGCTTTTGTCCGTTCTGGGTCTGGCCTATTATGAAGCATTAAAGCATCCGCCATTTCGTGCCGCGGGGCTTGTCTGGCTTCCACTCAAAGCGGAAGCCTAAAGCCCTCAGTCGGTAGATCGCGCTCGATAGGCGGTAGGATTTCATAGCAGCCACGCAAGCGTAGATTTTGTGCCAGCGATGGTCTTTGAGCAGTTCCAATAGGCGAAGATGCGAAGTCTTATTGCTCATTGTGGTCCTCCTGCTGTTCGTCGCGGTACAGCCCTTCGATGGCTTCGTTGCTGATTGCTGCAAGGATTCTTAGTATGACTCCGTAAGCCAAAGGCGGATTGCCTCCGCAAAGCGTGATAAAACGGTCTTTCTGCTCGTGCCAGTCGCGATAAAGCTGTTCATCCACTTGGAAGATTATCCGCTTATAGCCTTCCTTATTTTCCTTGCGCTTCTGACTTTCTACGCGGGGCATGAAAAGTTTGCCCGGTTCCTCGCCTCGGCCCTTCTCGATAAGCCACTTGCAGTGCTCGAAAACGTCCTTGACTTTCTCCATTAGGGCACCGAGGGTCCTTCCTGCCGTTTGGGCCAGATGTCGGCTTGAACCGTAGCTGGCTCAACGGGTTTCGCATGCTTGGCCTTTTTGGCCTTCGTTTCGATAGCCTTAGCGTTCTCGACGTGTTCTTTCTTCTGGCGCTCCACTTCGGCGTCAATGGCTGCTTGTGGAGTGGCCTCAGAAACGATTTGCCGCCCGCTAGGCGCGTATTCGTCCATCGTCTGGGACATTTCCTCGTTGGTGTAAATATCGGCCAACTCAGGGTATCCCTTGCGCAAAGCGAGGGCCTCGGCGCACTTGGCCAGCATGTGTTTAGGCATTTTGTTCCACATAAAGGCTTCGGCCTTGGTCAGGTCACGCGGGGCATATTCATCCCAGTACGCTACGCCGACTATTGGGTGTTCCAATCCCTTCTTCCAAAGGCGAATACGGGCTAGTACCGGGATTCTCTTGTCGGTATCAAAGACAAACTCCGGCTCGTCGCATCCGCCAAAATCACCGTGGTCACGGCCTGCAAGCGCCCTATATCCGTCTATTCCAATCTGTATCACCATTTGATAACCAGCCACCCAAATGCCCTTTTCGTCTTGATGGTGCTTCTGGACGTAGCGGCGCACGGCGTGAACCTGTCGGCACATCGGGTCTAACTTGTGCTTCTTGCATACCCAGAGAAATAGGGCAAACTCATCATCGGTCACACCCTTAGCGACCGTGCGCTTAAGAAGCTCGACTTCGTTCTTTTGGAGCCTGCGAGGTTTGGCAATCGCGAGGGATTTAGATGCCGTCTTCACTGTAAGCCTCCACGCCGGGAATAACCTCGCCAGCCTGCTTCACTGAGCGGACATGCTGGCCGATAGCGACCTCATCCGGCATAAGGAACTGGCGGGGAAGTTTGGAAGCATCTACGATGCGGAACTTCCAATTTACACGCGCCTTAATTCCGGCGACTTTGGGCACAGATGGGGCTATTTTCACCTCCTGCACGCTAGAAGCAGCCTCCAACGCCTGTTTACGGGCAAGCTCTTGGGCAGCGAGTTTATCCTCTTCGGCCTGCTTTGCCAGCCGTGCAGCCTCGCGCTTCCCAATCTCTCCGGCTTTGCGGGCCTCTTCGATTTGGGCATCCCGAATCTTCTTTTGTTCGGCGGCAGCGGCATCAGCCTTGCGGCGCTCTTCATCAGCCAGCCGTGCAGCCTCGCGGCGGCGTTCGGCGTTGACTCGTTCCTGTTCAGCTTCGGCTTTGCGGCGCTCTTCTGCCTTCCATGCTTCGGCTTTCTGGGCAGCGACTTCCACGATTTGCTTGGCCGGGTCAACAAACTTAGCTTTTTGGTTCCTCAGCAGGTCCATGTGGTCTTTGGCGGACTGAATTCCGGGGTCTAATTCAAAGCCAACTTTCTTGATGTAGGCGCGTCCATCCAAGGCAATCTGACAGGCAGCGGCATAGGAATCTGCATCCCGTACGATGATTGACTTGGCCCGTGTTCGCAGCAAAGCTAAGCCCGTTTCGATTTCCTTCACTTCGCGTGTGGCAAGTTCCATGATTTCCTCTCTGATTTTCTTTGTGTTTGAAAAGCGGTGTTTGGGCTGCTCTGGCGTTGCTGCTGGCTGGTCGCTGCTCATGCCCCTGCCTCCAATTCCGGTTTAAGGATTCGCGGGCAACGCCATTCGATTTGCTGTTTCTGTACCGTGCGCGTACCCTGTTGCACCATGACAGGCTCTTCAACTTCCACGGTGCCAATGACAACCTTTTCGCAAACCTGGTCACGGCCCCACGAATATTGAATTTCTGCGGCAGTAGCAAAATCTTTTACGAGGTTAAACCAGCTATCCTCTTGAACTTCTTTCTTTGCCTTGCCCAGAGACTTAGCGTATTTGGCCACTTCTTCGATTGCGGGAAACACGTAGAACGTTTGCTTCATAGGGCAAATCAGTTCCGGGTGTGCCTCCACAAAACTTGCCATTTCCCGCAAATCATGGGCAAACCGTTGATGCTCTGTCATCTTCGGCTGTTCATTCCCTACAACTTCACCTTCAATAGCAAACGCACGTTCTATTTGTTCGCTCATTTCTCCTCCAAGTTCTCAGCGGCAGCGATTTCGCTTTCTCTCCGTATTTCTTCTGCATAAACTTCATAAACTGCTCTTGCCTCATCGTCTAAATCTGACCAATCCTCTTCGCTCAGAGGCTCGCTCTCGCAAAGGCATTGATCGTCAATCACGGTCTCGCCACAAGCGGCACAAACGTATCCATCATCCGATTCGCGTCTCATACCGGCCTCCACATGTCCACGCCTTCACGCCTAAGCCAATCACAAGCCGAGATCGGCGTAGCATTGAACTCTTCGCGGTAAGCAGAAAACGCTACGCTCCATTCGGCATTCAGCCTATCAGCCTCGGCTTGCGCTTCCTGGTAGCGTTTCCAAGCGGCTTGTTCAGTAAGTTCTAGGTCTTGTAGCGTCATTTTCTCTCTCCGTACCCCTTCTGCTGGCCCTGACTAGCTGCTACCAAATCTCAGTAATCGTAATGTCGGCATTGTCCAACAGAATCCTGACCCACGCGATGATTGCTTCTTCCTCTGTCTGGCCATAACCAACGAAATGATTCTTTGGGCAGATATACTTCTCTCCATCCCAATCGCCGTCTAGCGTGTTGTAATCGTAAGCAGACCAGTCAAAATCCCGCGTTGGGATTGGCGGGCAGATGCAGCTAGTTCTTAAGTCCATTGCGGTCTCCTGGTCCACGGTACTTGGTCTACGGTAAGCATTTATCGCCTTCACGCCGTAGCGGATTGCGCCGTACTGTAGATCTAGCTTGTCGGCTTTGCGGCTCGCCAGCTTGCGGCTAGAATAGGTGCCCACAACATATCCGGTCTGGTTGTCGATTACTTGGTATTTGGTTCCGGCGCAGGCTGAGACTTTCAAATCTTCTGAAGCATGATGTGCTGTTTGCATTTGGCGTTTCTCCCTTGCAAGCCCATTAGAGCAAAAGACTGGAATACTTGTCAAGCGAAATCGACATGATGGATAAAAATAATTTCTCTTGACAAAGATTCCCGCTCGGCGTATAGGTATTGCATGGCTGGAAGACCAAATAAAGAAAAGACGGCAGTACTATACGTCAGGGTGCCTGAAAAGCTAGGCAAGAAACTGCGCGACGATGCCTTTCGAGAGGGACGCGAGCTGTCCGGCAAGATTCGCCTCATTCTGGAATCTCACTATGAGAAAGAGGCAGTGGCATGAGACGCACTTTCCCGTGGAGATTCACCTATTTCGGTGAGCACTCCACTAAGCCGTTAATCAAAATAGGGGCATCGGCAAGACCATTCGCCAGAATGAAAGTACAGAACCTTAAGCCGCTCGGATTGTTGCCATGTTACCGACCTATCGGGAAGAACTGGGAAATAGATATTCATTACCGCTTGCAGGCATTTAGAGCCAAAAAACGCAGCGAATTATTCAGAGATTGCGATGCTGTCCGAAGATTCATTATTGTCAGCGGGGCGCACGCCAATTTATTTCTATATCATCGCAAGTTTCTTCCAGAGCGTAAACCGTACCAAAGCGTACCAATGACCAAACTCTATCGCTCAATGATGGAATGGGCGAGAAGTTGGGCGGCATGAGCAAACGAGCGGCAGGCGGCAGGAAGAGCAAGCCGAATGTGGCACACTTGCTCTTTGAGAAGCACGCGGCAGAGCTTGGATTGCTGCTTATCAAGGAATGGCGCTTTGACCCTGAGCGGCGCTGGCGGTTCGATTATGTAGATTATGTGCTGAACGCCGACAATCAAAAATGTTTGATGTATCGGGCATTTGAAATAGAAGGAGCTATTTACACTCGCGGTCGGCATACACGTGGCGTTGGGTATCAAGCAGACCTTGACAAGTACAATCAGGCAACCGCGATGGGATTTCGCGTATTCAGATTCAGCACGACTGATGTGCTTCGAGGCAGGGCTAAGTCATTCATAGCAGAGCATTTATTGGGGCAGAAAGGGCGCGAAGGATGAGCGAGATGCTGACAGCAAAAGATGTTGGAGCGGCTTACGCAAAAGCAGGGAATTCGCATCCAGATGTGCAGCGGGACGGCCTACAAGCGCAAATAGACGCACTTCGAGCCGCAATTGTGAGCAGGAACGGACTTTTAGAGGCCATCAGCGAACAGATTCGGCTGGGTTTTGAAGGGCTACAACAGCAAGGAACAATCAACTGGCATGTAGTATTCGACAAAGAAATCAATCAGCAACTGAAAGCAATTGCGGAGCGCCTAAGCGCATTGGAGAAGCAAGGAAGTGATATTCTTGGCCGAGCGCATGTCATAGCTTCGCACACAGAGATGGCAAATATGTTCGCAGTGGTGAACCAAAGATTAAGCGCAATTGAGCAGCAACTCCAGCACAAACAGAAACCCAAGCGGCGCAAGAGATGAGAAATAAGATCATTTGGACGCTAGGATTTGTTCTAATGATTTGCCTTGTATGGGCGGGCTACAAGGCCGGACAAAGGACTATCAGGTGCGCAAGCCCTTATCCCAATTCAGTTTATGAGCTAAACTCAGGTGGCTACGTATTGGTCTACGACGATGGGCCAGTCTACTTCGATACGCAAAGACTCAAATCCTGCATCACAGCAGACGCAAATGATGCGGTCTGCCCAAAGCAATGAAAGCCTCCATCTCCATGATTATATTGGCTCTATGCGCTTTGGCTTTCAGCTATCAGATCGCATCAGCTTCGCGCGGCGGCACACTTCTCGTTCTAGCTTTATGGGGCATGGCAGCGACTTCGCTTATGATCGCGTGGCTTTTATGGCCACGGCACAGAAAGCAGAAGCAGTACTAGAACGTTGACAAGCGCAAAAATAGAGAGTAAATAGACAGAGTTAGATGGCAAAAGGGCACAAAACTGGCGGTAGAGTGAAAGGGCAGAACAAGGCCGAGTCTGCTGAGTGCTTCGTACGGCAAGTCGAAAGAACTTTAGCTAAAGGCCAATGGAACGACAGCTTCATCAATCTCACTTGCAGGCATCTTACGCGCGACGGTAAAAACGCTGCGCTTTCCCTCACAGCCCTCTTGCGAATGCTCGAAATGAAATATGGCAGGCCTAAACAAACTACAGAGCATACAGGCAAAGACGGCGGTCCAATCGCTGTGCAAGTCATTACAAACGCGAGCTTTCCTCAACCGTGATTCAAACAGAAAACGGCATCCAGCGCTACGAATACCATGCATACCCTCATCAGAAAGCGTTCCACGAATCTACGTGCAAATTCAGGCTCTTAGGCGGAGCAGCAGGACCGGGCAAAACACTAGCTCTCATCGAAGACCACATGTTTGCCTGCAATCAGTTTCCGCGAGAGACAGCGCCAGAAGTCCACACGCTGATTCTCAGGCGAACGCATCCGAAACTTCTTTCAACGGTCATCACCAGATTCAGAGAGAAGATTCCATCTGAACTTTATCGAGACTTCAACGAGCAAAAAGGGATTGTGACTTGGCACAACGGAGCCACAACTCAATTCGGCTCAATGCAATACGAGCACGACGTTTGGGGCTGGCAAGGGCAATTCTACAAGATCGCTTATGATGAGCTGACGGAATTCACTTTCGGCCAGTGGCAGAACATTTCTGCTTGGAATCGTTGTCCGGTCAGTCAAAAAGCAACGAAAGACGGAGCGACAAATCCGATTGGCGTTGGAGCGCGTTGGGTCGAGGATGTCTTTGTAAAGAAAGAGCCTTGCGCGGAAATGGATGCGAATCAGAAGGCCCGATACAATCCAGCCGATTACGGCTATTTTCCGGCAACCTACCTCGACAATCCGATCTATGCAACCGACGCAAAATACATCGAGAATCTCGACAGCTACCAGAAAGCGGTTTCAGACGCTTTGAAACATGGAATTTGGGGTGTTGCTGGAGGTTATTTCGATGGCGCATGGGACGAAGCATATAACGTCTATCCTGCTGAATCGGTTAAGTTTGAGCGCTGGCACAAGCGTTGGTTAGGCGGAGACTGGGGATTTGAGCACAATTCGGTCATTCATTGGTTTTGCATGGATGATTTAGGGATTGTGCGCATCTACCGGGAGCTGGTCTGCAATCACCATACGCCAGAAGAACTAGCCGAGAGGATAGTCAAGATGAGCCGAGATGAAAACGGCAATCTTGAGAACTACGAGCTATTCAGCCTATCCCACGATGCGTTTGCGCAACGGCACGATACACAGCCAATCGGCATAAGAATCAGCCAATGTCTTGTAAAGAATGGACTTATTGCAGCGTCAGAGTCCACGAAGGATAAGCCTGGCCGCGAGCAGATTCTCTATGATTTCCTCAAAGGACGAGTCAAGACGGGCGAAGTATTCAACGACGCGGAAGGCAGAACAGAACCAGTAATGGTAGCCAAGCTCCAGATCAGCGATGCGTGCCCGAACCTGATTCGAACGATACCAGGCTCGCCACGCGACGAGAAGAACCGCGAAGTGATAGCGGAGTTTCTGGGAGATGATGCTTTACAGTCTAGTGGTTACGGGCTGTACGCTATGTTTGGCAAGCCGCGAGAAAAGCCCATCGAAGAACGGTTACGAGAGAAGCTAGAACCGCTCATAAAGGCAGCGCCACCGGATTTGATGTATCAGTACCAGAAGGTTTTGGATAGCGAACATAAGAAGCCAGTAACGTTCCCCATCAAGCGGAGACATTGGAGATTCGCTAGGTAAAAAATACCCCCTTGACAAAGGTGGTAGACTGTTTCCCATGCGTGAATCCTTGCGCGTGGCATGGAACTGGATTACAAAAAGCCGTTACACCTGCTATCTTGAGCAGGAGCTAGAGCGAACTCGCGCTGAGCTTAGATCGTGGCAAGAGATATTCCTCACTGAGCAGGGCCTTCCCAAACTGACACCCCAAACAGTACAGCCTTTGCCGAAGACGCATGGCCGAATGCTGCCCAGCCAGTTCAAACAGAAGCTATCGGCATTCACGATGCCAAAGGAGAAGCAGGATGGCAAAAACTGAGTACATGTTGCAGCTAGAGCAGCTTTACGGAATCAGGTTTGAGGATGAGGCCAATATCATGGCGGTATTGGAAAGTGAGAACCGCGTGGATTTCTTGGATTTGCGTTATTGGGTTCCTACTATTCCTCCTCTTTACGGAGATAAATCCAATGGCGGCGCGTAAACCCGGAAGACCGCGTAAAGATTTACCGCCAAAAAAGGTTTTGGATGCACTTGTGAAAGAATTGAAGGCGTAAATGTCCATGCACATCGACAATGTGAGAATGAATCTCGATGGCACGATGACGGTTACTTTGTCGGCAGACATCAATCCAACGGTAGCAGCTTCGTTTGCCGGAGCAGTCGTGACCGGCGTAGCGACAAATCCAAACCCTTCGCAGGTAGACTTGGTGATTACAGTTACGCCAAGTTCGCCTGTGCCCAGACAAGTAGTGACGCAAGACCCAGGTGGTTCAGCAGCGATTGACGGCTAAAGGAGAAGAGAATGATTCTGACGAAGGAACTACTCGACAGGTTTTTTGGCGTGGTGAATAGAGGAAATCAGACTGATGCGCGGGAATGGCTGCTCGAGGTACTGGGCAAGACTCCAAAGGAAGCAAAGCTAAGTGCGGCCGATCTTACACTGTTTTCGAAGGACGTAAGCGCCTTTGCTCCGCCCGAACGCCGCAACGCAGCGAAGGATACAAGGCCCGAACCAAGAGAAGAACGGCGGCATGGAGCGCCTGATCTTCGGCCATTTGTGAGCGTAGTGCCTGTAGTGCCGCCCAAGCCCGTTGTGCCACTTGCTCCCGTTGTTCAGCCACAGCCTGTTGAACCTATCGCTCCGGTCAAATAAATGCCTTACGACGAAGTAATGGGCAAGTGGAAATCGGGCAGCCTGCACAGTGGTTCTAAGAAAGGGCCAGTTGTGAAGAATCAGAAGCAGGCCGTGGCGATTATGCTCAGCGAGAAACGTAAGGCCAAGGGCGGGAAAGCGGAGTACCAGAGCAAGAAAGGTTTCCGCATATGAGCATCAATATCAAGCCGAGTCACCGTGGCCTCTTCACGAAGAAAGCGCATGCGGCTGGAAAGTCGGTGCAAGAATATGCAAATCAGAAGGCTGGTGCTGGCGGGAAACTTGGCAAGGAAGCGAACTTCGCTAGAATGGCCAAACGCCATTGGAAACCTCTCAAGAAGGGATTCAAGATATAAATGGCAGCCAACAAAGTACTCCAAGTTTCGAATCCAACGCTCATCGACTCCGCAGTTACCGCCCCGGTTATCGGCAATGTGTTTTCCTTCGCAGAGCATCATGGCAGCGGAGACTTCAGCGCGATCTTCCAGGCAGTCGGAACCGTTACGACCATTACCGCTCAGCTAGAGATCAGCCTGGATGGCGGCACGACCTGGGCCATTGCGGTTACAGGCGCAAATTTCTTTCCCACAAATGCGGTAACGAACAAAGCGGTAACTCCGGTCATTTGTGGCGCTTTATACCGCGTGAACTACACAGCGGCTTCAGGGTCAATCAATCTATGGGCATGTTCAAACTAAGATTTCTCGCATTGTTTCTCTTTGCTTCTGCGGCATCAGCGCAGACACAGACACTTGTCTCAGGGACGCTGACTGACCCCAACGGCGTAGCCTATTATCCAGCAACGGTGAAGGCTTGCCTTTCTCCTTCAACACTAAATCCCACGGTTGGCGGAAATGCAGTGAATCCCAATCCAGGCTCCAACTATTGCGTAGGGCCGACCAGCACCAGCAGTTCTGGGTTTTTCTCAATGGCTTTGTGGCCGAATGCAAATATTGTTCCTGCTTCAACGACATGGGTGTTTACTGTGCAGGCTTCAGGGGCTGCACCTCCCTCCGGCAATGGCACGTTGAATTTTTCAAGCGCAGGCGTGACCATCACTGGCGCAACGCAGGATGTCAGCACGAATATAAATAGCGTAGGAACTTCTCAGCTAAGAAATACTGGGGCTTCTGTAAATTCCCCTATTCCACAAGCATCTGTTGGGCCAGGTTTCAACGTCAAGAACTATGGCGCGAAGGGTGATGCTCAAGCGGCTGGAGGGTGCTCCTTCACCAGCGGGGTTGCACAGTTCACTTGTTCCGGTGCGGCCTTTAGCGCATCCACCGATGTCGGCAAGAACCTGTTTTGCAATTCCTTGAACGCTGGATTCAGTTTCTTCGGGGCCAGTCTCCAGACAATCGCATCGGTGCAGAATGCAACGACAGCTACGGCGAGCACTACAGCTGGAGCAACCGCCGCTGGTGTATGCGTATGGGGAACGCTCGATGACACTCCTGTGTCTACCGCTGTCACGGCAGCCAAAGCGGCATCTCTAGGCGTTGTATCAACCGGTAACAAGGGTATATTTTCCGCAACTCCACGCCTTTATTTTCCTGCCGGTGGGTATCTTCTATGCACCACTTTGCTTAACGGTGTGGTGGTTCTAGGGAGCACCGTAGACGGGTTCCTTATGGAGGGTGACGGGTCCGACCAGACTTTCATATATTCGGGGAGCAGTGCAGCTTGTCCTCTTACGAATAACTCTACGCTTGGCAGCATAGTCCAATCCGCTAGCGGGGCGGCCAACATTCATTTTCATAAGTTTACGACTGATGGTGTGTTCAATTTTTCCAACCAGAGCAATGCCATGTCGCTGGGTGGGAACGTACACACGGATGACATAATCATACAGCGGTGGGGTGGGAATTCCGCTCCGGCTCTCTTTGTGGCTGGGAGCAACAATTTCTTGGACCACACACTCACGGTGAACAATATCGGCGCAGGATTTAATTGCACTGGGTGTAGCGGGGAGTGGACCAGTGGTGGAAGTTCTAACAACGGCAACTCTGCGAACTTGGTAGTTTCTGGCGTCGTTGGAAGCAATTCAGGACTCGGGTTCCGAGTCGGGCGTTCAGTTTTGATAGATGAGTGTGGAACCAATGCAACGGGGTGCACACAGGTAATTAACTCGAATGACGTGTGGTTCATCGGTCCATCTCTGTTTGGAACTCCCAACGGCTTTTGCGTGAACGTGGATGCCAATTCATTCTTGCATTGGGTTGGCGGGATTTGCGGCACCTTCGGCACCGACAACAACACGAACGGCCCTCGCATAGCGGCGGGCGGCACGTTACAGGCTTCTGATCTTCGCATGATCGGTTCAGGAACCGGGAAATGCCTGACAAACAACGGCATCTTTAATGATAACGGCGGAAACGCCTGTGAGACGATGTTTCCCATTGCAAGCGGAACATCAACCGGCACGGCAGCGGTTCTGACGGTTACGACGCTTGGAGCCAATGCCAACACGAATTGTACAGCAGGTGATAGTCTCGTGGTCGAAGGCGCTGGCGTAGCTGGATATAACGGGTATTTTAAGGCAGCAGTAACGGCAGCGACAGCGACCACGATTAGCTACACGAGCGTAGGCAGCAATATGGGCGCTTTGGGCGCTGGAGGCAGCGTAACTTGCCGGAACCTGCAAAGCTTTTCTGGAAATCTTCCGGTGGCGCTCCTCAATAACCCGGTTCCGAATACCTGCTACGTCACTGGAACCTTCGGAGCGACTGTAACTGGCGCTCCCATGTGCGCGTTCAAAACGCAATCCGCTACAAATGTGACGAACATTAAGGCCGCTTCCACGACGGTCACGGCATGCACCGTGGCTCCCGTTGTCACGATCTCGGACGGAACAGCGACTGTAACTCTAACTCTAACCACGGCAAAGTCTCTCTGGGATAGCTCTGTAGATACCAGCACGGGAGTCGGCACAACGATCTTTAAGCCGAATGGAACGATTCAGGTTACGAACACGGTGGGAACATGCACTACGGCACCCACGAATTTCTCGGTTAGTTATAATATCAGCCCGATTCTGAGCAACTAGGTCGTGGTGAATCCGTAATGGCGACGAACCCCACAACACCGACCGCACAGCAACCGCAAGGCGCTCCGCCTGACCCGAATAATCTTACGCGTGATTTGTGGTTCCCGCTTTGGCAACTGCTCGTAGACCTCGAACGCATAGACGACATCCCGCGCCGGGAAGAAGTGAAACTGATTCTTCAGCGACGGCTTTACATGCGCGGCGAGCAGTACTGGTGGTACGACAATTCGGCAGGAGCCTGGTATCCGCCGAACATGCTGCCCGTAGGATTTGACGAAACGGACACAAACAGCGGCAATTTCAGGAACGTGACGAACATTTTTCAGGCGACAGGGCTTTCGCTTTCGAGCGTCATCACGCAAAACAATACGAGGGCACAATTCTTTCCTACAAAGGCTTCCGACCCGCAAGACGTATCAACGGCGAAAAATGCCAGCAAGTTCACCGATCAGATGCATAGGAAGAACGACTGGGCTAAACGCATGGATGAATGCGGCTACTTCATGTGCACGGACGGATTCTTTGCCGCTCATGTGCGTTATGTGAGCGATGGCGACAAATTCGGCCATGATGAAAGGGACATTCTTTCGCCGGTAGAAGTTCCGATAGGGCCAGCGACGGTTTCCTGCCCGTCTTGTGGGTATGAGTCGGAAGGCACTACCGAGACTCAGCCTACGTGCCCAGATTGCGGGGAGCCGCTTACAGACAATCCTCCTCCAACTGCTACAGGCCTTGAAACCCTAGGGACTTTGCAGATTCCCAAAGGGCAGGAAGTTGTCAGTATGGTTCCAGCGTTGCAGATTCGCAGAACGGCTTACGCCGATGAGCAATCTGACTTCCTGTACATGGACTGGGTAACGGACATCGACAAGTCCATAGCAATTGCGACTTACCCCGAGAAAGAGGACTTACTTTCAGGCACGACTGGCGGCGACGATGCAGGAACGGCAGCTAGTTATGAGCGCATCGCACGAAGACTTCTTTATCTTGGCACAGGCAGACATTCAGGAGTGACACTTGAGGGCCTCGGAACGTTTCAACGGGCATGGATACGGCCAAAAGCCTTTTACCGGATTCAGGACAAGACACTTCGTGCGCAATATCTCCAGATGTATCCAAAGGGCGTCAAGATTGTTTTCTACAATGGCCAGTATTGCGAATCGAAGGCGGAGGGCATGGATGAAGCGTGGGAATCCATGCAGACGATGCCCGGAGAAGGGTCAATCCGAGAGACGCTGATTAGCTCGATTCTGCCGATTCAGGACCAACTGAACGATTGCACGAATCTTTTGTTTGAAATCTGCATGAATGGCGTGCCAGAAGGCTTTGCGGATACTTCTCTGTTCGACATTGAGGCTCGGAACGAGCAAGTAGCGAATGCTGGTAATATCACTCCTGTAACTTTGGCCCCGAATCAGGATATCCGGCAGAAAATGCAGTTCACGCAAGCCGTAGAGCCTTCGATGGCCATGATGAAGTATATCGACATGCTGATGAACGCCATTCCTCAGTTTCTATCAGGAAATTATCCGGCTCTTTTTGGCGGCGATACAGGCTCAAACGATACAGCAGCAGGCATTGCGATTCAGAGAAACCAGGCAATGGGTCGGATTGGACGTGTTTGGCGCAATTTCCAGCAATTTCTGGCGAATGTCGATGCCAAAGCAGTGAAATGCTTCGCAAATAATCGGACTGAGGACATGGAAGTTGCGCAGCAAGGCGATACGGGAGAATTTGACACCGATTACGTGCGGCTTGAGGACATGCAGGGCAATATCGTGGCTTTTCCTGAAGTTGATGCGCAATTTCCTGTCCTCGAAGCCGATGTACGGGCGCTTTTGCTGAACTTGTGGAATGGCGGTAACCCGATCTTCCTTCAGACGGTCGCCTCCGCAGACAATCTTGAATACATTTTTCGCATGATGGGCATTTCCGATATTCAGGTGCCTGGCGAGCAGCAAAGAAAGAAAACCAATCTGGATATTGCCCAGCTTTCTCAGGAACAGCCGCAACCTGGCCAGCCGGGAGTTGATCCGCAGACAGGGAAACCAACTCCGCCGCAGCCTGTACCGAGTATCGTTCCAGACGCCAACATCGATGACCTAAAAGTAGCGGCTGCGACGGCAAAAGCGTGGCTTATCAGCGATAAAGGATTACAGGTAAAGCAGGCGAATCCTGCGGGATACATCAATGTATATCTGTTCTCAAAAGCGTGCGCAATGATGGAGAAGCAGCAGGAATTGCAGCAATTAATGGCTGCACAGGCGGCTTCGGGAACTGGGCCGATGGCTGATTTGGCAGGAGCCGATGCAATGCAGGCTCCGCCTCATCTAAAGCCAGCGGAAGCCAATCCGCCTAAACCGAGTTCTGCTTCTGGAAGTTCAGGAGCGGGAGCATAGAGCAAATCGCCTAGTCAGCGTTAAATGACGCAGCTCTAAGGAGACAATGAATGGCAACAACCGTAGTAACACCCCCTGCCGACACTCTTGAGCAGAAGTTTGCCAAGATTGAAAGCGGCGCAGCAAGCGCGGCTGCGACACCGGAAGTGCCTCCGCCAAGCACAGAAACGCCTGAAACTCCGGCAGCGGTGCCGGGACAGGAAACTGCCGAAAAACCGATTGAAGGCGTGGAACCGGAAGAAACAGAAGTTAACCTGGACGAAGTGCCGGAAGGGACTGGTGAGTTTGCGGAGTTCAAGGACCAAATCAAGGCAGCTCCGAAGCTCAGACAGATTCTTGGCCAGCACAAAGCCTACGTAGAAATGCGTGGGGACCAGCCGTGGGAAGAGTTCAAAGGCATACATGAACGTGTACCGACACTTGCCGATGCTGAAAAGCTAGTGGAAGAGTCGGAGCAGGCGCGGGAATTCGGAAAGACATTCCGCGAAAGCCCTGCCGAGTTCATGGAAAGCCTGAAACAGTCCGATTCCCATGCGTTTACGAAGCTGGTTTCCGAACTGCCGCAGATTCTTGCCAAAACGGACCTGAACGCCTGGCGCGATCAGGCAGCCAGTTACATTGACCCTGTGCTGAATAATCTCTATGGGATTGCAGCGCGGGATAAAAACGAGGCACTCGCTCAAGCGGTCCAACTCGTAGCTCAATCACTCGGCATTGCTCCGGGACGAACTGCGTCACCAGCCAGCAATCCCGAAGTCGAAGAGTTGCGAAAGAAGCTGCAAGAGAAGGAACAATCGGAAGGCACGCAAGCGTTTGAATCGTTCTGGGGACAGACCGACAGCGTAGTCATTGACCGCACGGTTACGGAGATTGAAGCCACCTTAAAAAAGGCGGCTCCAAATGCTTCGGAAGCGACAATGAAACGCATGGTCAGGGAAGTCTACGACAAGACGCTTCAAGCGCTAAGTGAACAGCCGCAATTCGTCGCTCAGATGGAAAGTTACCGTCAAGGCGCACAAAAAGGGCGGCAGGGAATTTCCGATCACAATGCCATCGTTGATTACGCCACAAAGCGGGCAAAGCTCGTCATTCCGCGTGTGGCGCGAGATATTGCAAGCGAGTGGAATAAATCCATCTTGCAGACGAGCAAACAGACGATTGAGACAAAGCAGGCAATCGCCGCAAAGACCAAAGACGTTGGTTCCGGTCCACAAGCAACTTCTTCCGCTGCCGCTGCCGTGCCGAAGAACGGCAAACTGACATCGGAGGATATTTTCAAGCAGATGGAAGCCGGGACGTACGTTCCGCCCTCAAAGAGGGTCTAGTTTTTAGCGGGGATGCCAAAAAGGAGATTTAATGGCTTCAGTTGAGGCAAACGTTCAAGGCCTGGAACGCGAGCTGATTGTTTACAAGGATGGCATCCCCGAACTTTTGGAGATGGATTCGGTCCTCTACAACCTAATGGAAAAGCAGGAAGCAGACCCGGCATCGAACAGGGCAACACGCATTCCGTTGCTTCAGTCGATTGGTGGGACGTTCCAGCAGGTGAGTATGGACGGCGGTTCGGTTGGCGACACTGGAGGCCCAGTGTGGCAGACCGCAACACTTACCCCGTTCTATTACACGTCTGGCTTCAGCTATACGCTGCTTGCGAAGTACGCAACCACGGGAGCTGAGCGCGGCGTGAAATCGGCAACGGGCGAGGTTATGCGTCTTGCGGTAAAGCAGTTCAAGACGTTCCTCGACATGCTGATGAACACGGCGGGCAACGGCGTAATCGGCACGATTACCTCGGTGTCCACCAATACCTTCACAATGACCACTGACGGCTTCAAGGAAGAACTCGTCATGGTTGGCCAGAACGTTCAGGTGTACAACGCGGCGCTTACCACGAACCGAGGAGCTTCCACGGTTACGGCGTTTGACCGAGTAGCGCACACGATCACGGTAGCGGCGGCTCCAGGCGGCAGTATCGCCACGGACTTGCTGGTTATCGGCGGACTTTCCGGCACGCTTACGGCGCAGTCTTCCCTGTTCGGCATCCAGTACCATCAGTCGGACGCGACTTCCGGCACATGGCTGGGCCTAAACCGGGCAACTGTTCCGCAAGTTGTGACGCCTAGCGTCAATGCAGGCTCTTCCACGCTGACAACGGGCATGGTTCGTGCAGCTTTGAACCGCATCCGTTTGAATCTGGGAGACAATTTCTTCAACACGGAAATGACGAAACTCATTTCCTACCTGCATCCGGCACAAGCCGATTCCTACGAGTCGATTGCACTGCTCATCAGCAATATCTGGAAAGACCCAACCGGCAACCAAGCAGTAGACCTGATGTTCAATAACCAGTCGGGACTCAAGATGTCGAACGTTCCAGTGGTACAGTCCATCCACCAAGACCGTACGCGCATTGACTTCCTCTGCCTCGGCTATTGGGGGCGCATCGTGGCCACCGATACCGGTTTCCTGACGATTGGCGACAAGATCGTCTGGCCGAAAATCGACACTTCCACCGTTCCAGGCGGCTTGCTTGCACAAGAGCAGTTCTGGATGAAGGCTGGGGTCCAAATTTTCAACCGCCAGCCAGCGGGGAGTTCGTATATTAAATCGCTCGGATTGCCCGTAATTGGTTCATCGAGCATTTACTGAAGAGTAGTTTTACTTTTCCGATACTGGATAAATTCATCGCCAGTCATCGCGCTCTTAGAGCAATTGCAATGGAGACAGGCAGGAACGATATTTTCCAAATCGTTCCTGCCGCCCCTCCCCAGAGGAATAAAATGGTCTTTGGTAAGAGTCAGAACAGTAAGGATCACGGAACAATAGAAACATTTCCACCCAAGAGATTCTACTTTTTGAATCCACTCAATCTGAGTGTGGGAGCCTCCATTTCCTTTCTTTCTTGCCTTTCTTATGTGGTTATGGTGCCTAATCTTGAGTCTATTTTTATTCCTGTATCGGCGCTCCATTTCTTTAACTGCCTGCGGGTCTCGCTCTTTCCACTTTTTGTAACCTTTCATGGAATAGGCGGATTTCTTGGCTCTGTTCTTGGCAATCCACTCGCGTTGATAGGCGTTTTTCTTAATGCGGTTTTTCTTCTGGTATTCGCTGCATTTTTTGTTATGAGCCGCCCTTTGTTCAGGAGTCCATTTAGCGCGATATTGCTGCATGTACAGCTTGCGGGCAACCAAGTCTTTGAGGGGCATAACCAATTCTCTCAGGGTAGGGATTACAAGTAAACATGATTCCACCAATCCCACATCGGCTCACAAAGCGCGTAACTGAACGCGGCGGTAAGGCTGACAACGGCCTTCCTATCTTCCGAATCATCAGAGGGTGCGACCGCTTCACGCATATTGGTGGGCGCTGGAAGACCTTTGACGGCAACGGAAATATAACCGGCGAATGGATTGGAACGAAAGAATGTCTCAAATATCCCGAAACCAAAGACCGCTACATCCTGGAAGTCTTGTGTCCACCGGAAAACTACGGCTCCGAACTGGTTTGGGAGACGATGTTCACGGAATGGATTGATGGCCAGAGAGTTGAAACGATGGGGCCATTCCCTCGTCAAGGGGAATACGAGATTGTCAAAGTCATAGAACAAGAAGTTCGGGACAGAAAGACCGGAGCGGTCCTTGAAAGAAATTTCGTTCCTTTGACGCCGACTATCTGCGATGCCATCGTGGATACAGCGATTCGCAACAAGGATTTGCCGGAGCGCATCAAGAAAGAAGCGAAGCGAGCCATGTTTGCGGAGCAAGAGAAAGCAGAAGACCAAAAGTTGTGCGACAAAATCAGGAAGATTGAAGAAGCGCGGCCCGAATGGGCAAAGAACGAGCATGTCGTCATGCCCAGTGATTTTGAGATTTCTAAATTCAGCTAGGAGGAAAGATGGGAAGCATTCAGATTTGCAATACTTCAAAGGAACAGATTCAGCTTCCGCGAAGGACATACAACACGCTCGGCTGGAGAATCCCCGCTTGTCCCCCGGAAAAACCTTTCACCAGCATCGTGATTGACGACCAGATGGATGTGAAAAAAATCTACGTCACGTATGCGGAAAGCGAAGCAGAGAAGATTCCTGTCCCGATTTCCTACGAGCAGGTAGTTGCGGACTACTTCGCCAATGAACGGCTTACAGAGCGTGGCTGCTTTACCTGTGCGCCCGACCATATCCCCACGGAAGCGGAAGTCACCGCCGCACGCCAGACACGCATCAAGTGGCTGCAAAAACTCATTGAAGCTGGCGACAAGGAGTTCATGCGCACGAAGAAGATTGAAGAGATTCCCGACATTTGCAAAATGGCCGTTGATGAACTGGGACTCAAAAGAGAATGGGCGATTGTCGCTCCTCCGCCGATGACGGTTTGTCCCGCTTGCGGAGAATCCATCAACGTTGGAGTGGCTATCTGCAAGGGTTGTCACGCCATTCTGGATTTCGAGAAAGCAAAGGCTTTCGGTCTTGTTCAAGAAGAAGAAAATGTTCCGCCCAAACGCGGACCCGGACGACCGAAAAAGGAACCTATTCCTGAGCAGGATTTGGATGGACCGATCGGAGGCATATAATTCCCGCACTAGCCACCACCGCTTGGCCATCCGGTAGCGAGGTCTTTCAACTCACTCGCTCCATGCTGAATGATGCGGATATTCCGTTCACTGTGACGATTCCTCCTACTGGAGCAGTTCGCACTCTGGGCAGTCTCGTCACGATGACTACCAATTCCCCGCACAATCTACAGCAGGGAAGCATCATTCAGGTGCAAAGCGTGTCGGACATTAGCTTCAACGGAACGCAAACCGTTCTGGCGATTCTCAGTCCGACGCAGTTCACTTACACAAGCACGGGATCTAACGTCACGAGCGGTAACGGAATCATTTCTCCTATAGTACAAGGAGATTGGGCGACAGACGCCGTTCTTCTTCCTCTGGCTAACAAGGCTTATCGCAAAGTGCAGAGCAGATTGCAGGAAAACGGCAGCAAGACGATGAATACGGAAGTCTTTCTGACGCTTCCTGCCAATGCGACGCAGCTACTTGATACGACCAATCCTCCATTGCCAGCCGATTTTCTAGGTCCACGCGATCTTTCGGAAAGAATTAACGGTTCGGGACTAGCTTATGCCCCGATGGGACAAGTGAATGTCCTTCCGAGTTTTTCCGATTCTTCCGTAAGGCAGAGAAATGGAGTCTTTGCTTGGTATGAGGACGGCCTTTTCTTTCCAGGTTCCGTCAATGCGATGGACATTAGACTTCGCTACTTCGTGGCTTTTCCTGATATTTCAGATGGAAATGGCCAATTCACGATTCGCGGCTCGCAGGATGCGATTGCGACGTACACGGCATTTCTGGCTTCGAACGCACGAGGTTCGCAGAACGCCAGTATCTTCCTCGGCATGTTCAACGAGGACATGAAGGAATTGCTCAATCTGCAAGCGCACGCAAGGAACTATCTTGTGGGCAGGCGCAGGGCAAACAACTCCGGGCGCGGCTCAAACCGCTACTGGGGAACAAATAGAATCTTGTAGAGTCAAAAACAAACGGGTGAACTCAACCCGGAAAAGGAGCAGCAAATGGCGGCAGCAGCAACAATCACGAAAAAGAAATACGATGGGAAACAGTTGTGGGTCTACGGAACGATTGCACTATCCGGCAGCTATGTTCAAGGCGGCGACACTTTAACATTTGCTGGACTCGGCATTCAATCTTCGCTTGTACCCTTTGCTGTTCAGTTTGAAAGTCAGATTGGTACAGCAGCACAGGCCCTCAACAACTACACGTGGGTGCCTGGAACGACACAAGCCAACGGAAAAATCAGGGCTTTTATTGGAGCCGTTGCCGAGCTTGCTGCTGGCGCTTATCCTGCTGCGGCTACCGGAGATTTGATTAGCTTCACGGCACAATTCGATCTGAGGTAATAGTGGCGCTTAACGGCTATCAAGCAATGAAAGTGAGGGAGTTCGGCGGTCTGTGCACGTACACAGATGCTACGAATATCCCTCACTTCATGTCGCCTGATTGTCAGGATGTCGAATTCCTGCCGGGCCTTGTTAAAACGCGTCCTGGAACATTTTCCGTATTTTCGGCGTTGCCGGGAAACCCAACCGTCAACTATCTGAAAACTTTCGTTACCCCTGCACTAGCGCAGAGAATGCTGGCGCTCGATTCTCTCGGCAATCTCTATAAGGAAAACCCCATAGGCACTTTGCAATTCATCCAGCAAGTGCTGGCGGGAACATATGGAAATTCAGTATCGCTGTTTGGCAGGGAATATCTTGCAAGCAGTGACGGGCAATTTGGCCTCGATATTCCACGCGCTTATGACGACACGAATCTTGACAGGGTAAGCCAGGTAGGGCCGGGGATTGCACCTTCCGTGCAGGATGAGGCTGGTGCTTTGGCGCTAAAGGCTTCACCCAATGGGCTAGTTCCTATCAACGTGAACACAATCGCCACAGCCTCAGAGACCGGCAATATCGTCACAATCACAAGAGTAACTCCAAATCCAAGTCCTGATTTGCTGGTCAGCAAGCCCGGTGATTCCGTGGTTGTAGCAGGAGTAGGTGTCGGAGCTTACAACGGAACATGGAAGATTCTTTCCATTGGCGTTGATTTCAATTCGTTTACGTACTACAACCCAACTTCCGGTCTTGCTTCTTCTGGTGGCGGGACGGCCAGCACGGCGATTTACAATGTTGTTCCCATCCCAGCGTTAAGTTTTCCCGCGCCTGTCGGAACCTTGCCCACCGTGACGATTGCGGGTGCCGGGATTGCGGGCTACAACGGCACATGGTCGATGCGGCTTGCTCCTGGAGGAGCTAATCTGTCTTTTCAGATAATCATTCCGGGCCAATATGCTCTTGCAGCTTCAGGCAATGGAACGGTAACAATCAATGGGAATGTGGTTGCCGGGATTCATCAGATTTCCGTGGTTTTTGTCACGCGCAATGGGTACATCACGGCTCCTGCGCCTGCTGCTTCATGGACTGCTGCCGGAGGCAAGAGAGCTTTTGTAACCAACATTCTCACTGGACCGCCAAACGTTGTTGCAAGGATTCTGCTTTTTACGGCCTCTGGAGGGGCAAGTTTCTTCTACCAGGACATTGCTCAGCTCTACACTGGAAATTTCATCATTCAGGACAATACAACTACAACGACTACGGTCGATTTCAGCGACACAACGCTTCTAAATGGCGTCAATGCCGACAATCTTTTTCCCTTGATTGAGCTTGGAGAATGTTCCGGCGTTACGGAATACTCTTCCCGTCTTTTCTGGTGGGGAGAGCGAAACAAGATTCAGAATTTCAACAATTTAACATTCGACGGGGGATGGACCGGCAATAGAACCGTTCCGGCAGGATGGACGCGAGATTCCGCCAATGGCGCAGGAGGTAATTCGGCATTAGATCAAGGAATTGCCGCATATTTCGGGGACGCTTACACCATTATCTCCAACGGGCCGGGAACCAATCAGGGGAAGATGACGCAATCGGCCGCAAACGACTCTTTGGGCAATACAATTCTTTCCCCGAATACCGATTACAGCGTCAGAGTAAGGCTCAAGAAATCGCCAGGAACGACTAGCGGAAACTTCACCATCAATCTGCAAAGCATTCTAGGAGGATTCACGACTGCCGGGCTTGTGGTTCCTGCTTCTTCCATGTCCTCATCGGATTACATAGAATTCACGGGAAATCTTACTGCGCCGCTTTCTTCGATTCCCTCGGACCTGAATTTACAGATATTCGGAACTCCCATTCCGGCAGGATTTTCCTTTACGGTTGATTGCATCGAGATATTTCCCACAAATTCCCCATATAACCAGACGATTGTGCGGTCTTCGCGCATAGAAGACCCCGACAGCTATGACGGCGTAAACGGATTCCTGAACGTAGCGCCTGAAAACGGACAAGCAGTTCGCGCGGGTGCCGTCATAAGAAACAATCTTTATTTTGTAAAAGAGAGAAGCCTGTACGTGACTCAGGATGATGGCACGAACGAACCTGCAAGCTGGTCGATTCAGGAAATATCTTCAAGCGTGGGAACGCCTTCGGTTCGCGGCGTGGGGCTTGGCGACGAATGGCTTGTTATTGCAAACCAGAAAGGACTTTGGTATTTCACTGGCGGCTTGATTTCCGAGGATTACAAGCTATCAAAAGAAATTCAGGCCACTTGGGATTCGATCAATTGGACTTACGGGCATCTAGTGGATGTGAAGGTTGACAAAAAGCGGAAGAGAATTTACGTTGCCGCTCCTTTTGGTTCGTCTACCACGCCAAACAAGATTCTTACGCTCGATTATGTACAAGGATTTGGCCAGCCGGAATCGCAGGAAGGCGTGGGCCGTAAATGGTCTCCGTGGGCCTACCGGGTCAATTCCATGAACCTGATTTTGAGGCCGGACGGTACGGAACAGCTTTTTCTCGGCAATGGAGCGGGAACCGGGAAAATCTACCAGCCTGATACAACCGGAACAATCTATAACGACGATGGCGCTCCGATCATCGCTTACTGGCAAAGCGGCTATTTCCAGGATACGGTCCGCCTGAATTTCGGATACATTACATCCAATGTCGTAGGTAGTGGGATTTTGAATATCAATCTATTTTCAGGCGACCAGGGATGGCAAAAGCAGGTTCGTGGATGGCTCTTAAACTCTTTAGGTTTTCATAACATGGAGCGCCAGATTCAGCAGCAACGCGAGCGCATGTCTATCCGTTTCGGAGCATCGGCACTAAACTCTTTTTTCAGTATGCAGGGCCTCACGATGTTCGTGCAGGAATCGGCTTGGGCACCAGTACGAGGAATCAACGCATGAAACTTCTGGCGCTCAATAACATCGTCGCTTTGCGTGAGACTCATCCAGGAGTTTATGAAGACCTCGTGAAAATGCAGCAGCATATCAATGTCATTACAGCGCAGCTTGGAGGGGCTGAGCCGGTTGCAGCCGGTGGAATTTCCGTAACTGGAGCGAATGGGATTATAGACGTGCAAATCATCGACAAGCATCCGAAAGCAGGCGAGGATTATTTTCTGGAATATGGGCAAGTGCCCTCTTTTGTTGATGCGCATACCATACAGCTAGGGCCAGCCAGAAATTACCGGACAAGCAATCTTGCCGGGCTTACGACTTATTGGCGTTGGTACAAGAGCACGAAACTAGGCGGACTTAGTGAGCGAGTTGTATTCGGCAATCCTCCTACTCCAGTGACGCCAGGAAACCTATCTACTGTTTCTCCTGGTCCGGCACCATCTCCTTCGCAGGGAAGCGGAGAATCACAGATTCCTGGATATGGTTACGGTAAAACTAGGCTCCCAGGACCGCCGAGGCCATCACCACTATGAGTTTTCTTGGACCCACATTCGGAAATCTCGGAACACGCAAGGGCGTGCAACAGGGAATCACCTCGCAGGCGGGAAACCTCGGTGCGCAAGCTGGAGCAACGTCAAGACAGAGAGGCTCGGAATTTGGCTCTCTCATGCCTGGTTTCCAAAGTCTGCTTAATTCCGGCTATTCCCCGCAGGAAAAGTCAGGGATAGAGCAAGGAACTCTTGGAGCGATTCAAGGTGCCTACGGCGGAGCAACGGATGCGGCCACGCGGCGCATGGCGCGTACCAACAACTCAGCAGGGTTTGGTTCATTTCTCGGAGAAGCGACGCGAAGCAAGGCCAGAGACCTTGCTCAGCAGAATCTCGATAACCAGAAGTCATTTGCCGACGAAACGCTGCGCAGGAAAATGATGGGTTTGCAGGGAATTGCAGGGTTGTATGGCATCGATAGTAGCTTTCTCAATAGTTTAAATAGTCAACAGAACCAGTTAATTGGCGCCGCAAATAATCTTTACGGGACAACAAAATCACACCCAGGTTTCGGTGATTCCTTTATGTCTAATTTTGGTGGTTCATTTGGTAGCGGTTTGGGTGGGTTATTGACCGGCAGATAGGAATTTTTACGATGAATGAAATAATGACAAGGGGAACACAACCACTGCACGTCGAAGCGATTCTCATCTTCATATCCTTTGTGATGATGGGCGTTTGTCTTGCAAATAACTCCGCATCTTTCGCAATGCGGCGACCTTTTCATTTCTCCTCTTTCTATGGCATGAATCACAGAAATTCTGGCGTGCCTTTTCATCAAGACATCAGGTCGCTTATTCCTTTCGTTGTCATAAGTCTTCTTGTCCCGCGCCCTGCGCCTTCTTCTGTCTTTGTGTTTTGGGTAATAAACATCATTGTGGTAAAAACGCTGATATATACGGTTGCATTCCTTGCACCGATGGCTGCCAACTCGCAATGTGCTTTCGTAAAACTCAGAAATAGGTTTTTCTTGCTTGCAGGTAGTACAGAAGTGAACGAGAATTGTTTCCGGCATGACGCTCTCCTCATCAGGGCGTTGTGTTTGGCCTCGTTGCGTTTACAGCGTAACGGGGCTTTTCCTATTGTAGCACCGGAGATGTCCTAATGATGCTTAATTCATTTATGAATATGAAACGGCCCGGACAGGGTTACCCAGATGAGGAAGGAATCGACATGGGGCAATACGGAGACATGCCCAGTATGCTTGATGCCGGACAACAACAACCGGGCAGGCCAGGCGCACGGCAGATGTTTCTTGGTGGCATAAAGAATGGTCAGCCTGGAGGGAACAGGCTATTGCAAGGGCTGTCAGGATTTTCAGGGAGCGGCGGATTCATGGGGGGGCTGGGCAACGTTGCGAAGTTTCTCATCTAATCTATGGCGATCATCAGGAAAATTCTGAATCCGCAGACCTTCGCAGGAGCATTCAGCCCGTGGACGAGTAGAACATCTTCCTACTCCGGCGACGAGAATGCCGCTCCTGACGATGCGATGCGACCAGCTCCGGCTCCAGCCAATGCGCGTAGCGGAGTATCTCTTTCACCTGCTTTTAATCCCAACACCAATGGCCAGCCCGACGTGGCGCGAGACATTTACCAGCCACAACTGAGAGACATCAGCTCAAGGCTCAGTGAAGCCTACAACCCTCCAGAAGGGGGTGTGGGCAGTACGATCAGACACGTTCTCGGCGCAATCATGTCCCAGAGGAATCCTCAACTTGGCAGTATCATCAGCGGAGACTACCAGAGACAGCGGCAAATTGCAGGACTCACAAAGCAATACGGCCTAACGGAAGACGCCATAAATCAGGAGCGTGCGCAACAGACTTCGGCTATCACTAATCGTTTACACAATGCTCAGGCTGATTATTTCGAGCAAAAACCAGAGATTGCAATGGCGCCCAAGCCGACTAGCGAGGAGCAGGATGTTGGGGATTTGATGAAGCAAGTGAATCCAATGACTGGAAAACCGTTCACGCATTTTGAGGCTTCCGTTAAACGCGCTCAGGCAATGCAAGACGTTAAGCCAGATGCTGCGAAGACTTTAACTCCTGATGAGCAGGCAATGGGGGATTTACTTAAAACGATTAACCCCAGAACAAAGAAACCATACACGGCATTCGAGGCGAGGGTGAAGTTGGCACAGAGCATACAGGACACAAAGCCGACTCCGCAGGGCGCTGGCGAGCATGATATGGAACCAGTCATGGCTTACGACAAACAGGGGAAGGCGCACATAGTACCGAAGTCTGAGGCAATGGCTCCGGGTTCCGGCTACAGCAACGTAATCAAGGCATCCGACAAAGATTTGAACGACGCCAAAACGCACGCCGTTGTCCTGAACGACATGCAGAGCAAGTTAAATGATGTGGTTTCGTCTGCCGATGCACTAGACCAAGGAGGAACGCAGCGAGCCATTATCTCCAAGGTTCTTTCCCATGCGGAACCAGGAATGTGGAATGACCTTGTGAAAAGCACGATGCTTAACGGAGCATCGGATAAAACCAAGAATTACATTCAATCCGTACTTTCCCTAAAGGAATCGGCTCTCGGACTTCCAAAAGAGATTACTGGCGGCTCGCGCACCAGCGAAATTCAGGGTAATGCTCTATTTCAGACACTCCCCAGCGGCGCATCAGTAGATTCTAAGTATGCAATTGGACAGGCTAAGAAGTTTCAGGCAAACATCGACCGACTGAGAAACAGAGTGCCTGTGGTGCGCGGCATGGAAGAAATTACTCCGCATCCGTCGCTCAGTGGAACTACCGCCAAGACAAATGACCCATTGGGGATTAGATGAGCGTAACGCAACTAACCCTAGCGCAGCTTCTTCGTTCCAAGTTTCCTGGAGCGTATGACGACATGGACGACGCTACGCTCGAAAAGAACGTTTTGGCGAAACATCCAGAATATTCGGATTTGCCGCGCTCCAATCCTGACCTTAAAACAGGAGAAGGGATGGAAGCAAATTCACGGATGCAAGCAGCCCAATATCTCGAAAAACGAGCTACAGCTCCGTACGAAGAACAGCAGGCAGAGTTGCAGCAAAGGAAAAACAGGGCTGTCAAATGGGCAAACAACAATCCATCGGCGGTCACAAACGCTTCGATGGCCTATTTCCCAGCAGCCTCAGCTAAGGCGCTCATTGGCTCAAAGATTGGCAGTTCCATCGGGGGAGCTTTAGCACCAGAAGGTTCAGAAGATTATGGACAGTTTATCGGAGGCACGCTAGGAGGTTTAGGCGGGGCTGGAGCATTCAGGGGGCTACGGTCTGGTGTTTCAAGACTAGCTTATGAAGATGGCGCTCTTAATCCGAAACTGGCCAGCATCGGAGATGCGCTGGAACATCCAACAACCATACCAGGGAAATTAGTGAAGGCTGGAGCTTCCGCGTTATTCCCGCCGCCTGCTGTAGAGCCTCCGACATGGGAATCGCCGCAACATACAAACATATATGGAAGCCCTGATTTTCCAGGGCCAATGAGCAAACTGTCTACGCGGTTGCCAGCAGCAATGCGTGGCGACCCATTTGCTCCTCCGATGGTCGAAGCAACACCCGTTCCGCCAGAACTTGGCAGTCCAGAGAATCCCGGCCCGTTCTCAAAACTACCAAATAGACTGCCTCCGCAATATCACGGCGACCCATTCACGCCACCAAGTGGAGAAACGGTCCCGGAATGGGAATCGCCTTCACACATGGATGTTTTTGGTAGTCCTGACTTTCCCGGACCAATGAGTAAGTTATCGCCACGCTTGCCAAAGAACTTGCGCAGCGACCCGTTTTCTCCGACAATCCCTGAAGTATCGGCCACACCAGTTCAGCCGGAACTCGGCAGCCCTGAGAATCCCGGCCTATTCTCTAAGTTGCCCACCAGATTGCCGCCGAATCTTCGCGGCGACCCATTCCAGCCTCGCGTCAGTCCGCTCGACCCAACAGCAGCACCAGAACAAGGCACGACGCGGAGCAATGTTTCTTCGGACCCGCAAGATTTGATTTCGCGCATGAAGAAGATTGCAGTACCGGGCGAAGAGCCAAGCGCGGCGGATTTGAAGCGAGCGGGTGATTTCACTCAAGTTTCAACAGAAAAGCTAAAGACGTTGGCGAGATTTGGAGACAAGTTGGCACAAAACGAATTAAATAGGCGGCTCTCACAATGAAACGTTTGTTTCTAGCACTGGCGCTTTTCTTTCCTGCCCTCGCTTATGGGCAAGGCAGCAATTACCAAGCCATAATTCTAGGCTCTACGGGGAGACCTGTTGGCGGCGCACAAATCACTATCTGCGCGGCAAATGCTCCCGGCGTTCCTTGCTCCCCTACGGTGAATATCTACCAAGACCAAGCTCTTACGATTCCGCAGTCCAATCCTATCGTCACAGATGCTTTCGGGAACTTTGGTTTTTGGGCCGTACCAGGTTCCTACTCATACACCGTAACCGGCCTGAACGTCATTGCTCACGGTCCATTCCAAATCATTCTGCCTTGCATCGTAGGAGCTTCTTGCGCTTCGGCTGGCGGCCTGCCCAACAGTTCCGTGGCCTTTTCTGCCACACCGTCTTTCGCTGCGAGCCAGAATGCCAGCTATTCCACGACGCTGACAGCCAACATCACGGCGATAACGATTACCGGCACTCCTGTTAACGGGAACTTGCTTCGTTTCGCTTTCGATCAAGATGCCACTGGCGGTCATACGGTGGCGTGGCCGGGGAATTTCATCTTTGCAGACGATTTCGCTTTCAGGATTTTGCCGCTCGCCAATAACAAAGTAACTTTTGTTTATAACGGAACGAATTGGCATCAACTGGACAATATACCGGATGGCGCTTTCGACTACTATCCCGTCACATTTTCAGCTACTCCGACGCTATCCAATTCCAGAGCAGCCATTTTTGACATAACGCTTACGGGGAACGTAACCTCTTCTATTTTCACAACTACAGGACGGCCTGGAACGCAATTAATTTTGAACGCTTGTCAGGATGGTGTCGGCGGAAGAACTTTCGCCTTCCCCGGAAATGTCAGCAACCCGCAAGGATTTACCTTCGATACGACAGCCGCGCACTGCAATCGTATTTTGTATTCATGGACAGGAACTACCTGGATTGGCATTGGTGGCGGAACGGGCGGCGGTGGAGGCGGAACTCCGGCTAATCCCTTGAACTGCTTGCAAAAAAACGCTTCCGGCTCTTTCGGAGCATCGAATGCCTGCGAAACTGGAACAACGCTCAACGTTGATGATGATGTTCACGGAAAAGGACCGAATCCAAGTTTTGACGTCACACGTCAAGGCGCTAGAGCTTTAGCATTTCCAGCTTTAACAACTACCGCTAACTGCGCCAGTTCAACGTCCGTAACACTGGCGAGTGCTTTAGATTTCATCAATGGAGATGGAATAGTTCTTCACCAATGCGGAGCGGCTACTTCGCTGACGACTCCGACAGCACCTTCTAGCGTGGTGCCCAAGGGAATTATCAACGGCAGCACCACGAGAAGCTATAAGGTGGCGGCGGAGGATTTTAGTCTAGGCGTAACGGCCGCCAGCCCTGCGACTACGATAACTACCGGGGCGGCCACATTTCAAACAAATCCCGTGAACATCACCACGGCGTCGCTTGTTTCAGGTACGATTTCCATTACCACAGCAGCGACACACAACTTTGAACTCAATTCTCCAATAAAGATAGCTGGTTGCAACTCGAACATGAATGGCGTATGGATGGTGAAAACAACGCCATCGGCTAATACACTGACGATTGATACCCCATCAAAAAGCCGCCCTGACATAACTTCAACTTGTAGTACTGGAACTGTGGAAGTTCCGGCCCATAACTTCGTTTATTTCACTTCACAAGCGACCGCCATGCGGTATTTGATCTACCGCCAAGATAATGGGTCTGGTTCGTACAATCTCGTGGGAATCGCACAAGGATCAGAGCCTTTCTACGATGATTACAACTGGGGTACTCCAACTCTTACGGGAATGCCGGAAGTCCCCACAACGGCCCCAGCCTCGGCTACGAATCAGGCTTTAGCCACAACCATCGTTTCCGGTGCGCCGGGAACGTCAATCGTCGTAGCGAATGCGGCTTCAAATACCATTTCCGGAGTAGCGGCTCTGCATGACAATACGGCGGCTTTTCTTGCGGCGCACAATGCGGCGCTCGCCGTTAAAGGCGGAGAGGTTTTTGTTCCCAATGCGGCAGGGAACCTTTTCTATCTGAATTTCCCGTACGTGATGCCCGCTGTTAGCAACAACGGGAACGTAACGTACACAGTGAGCGGTGGAGTATTTGCTACGCAGCCAACCAAAAACACTTTGTCGACGCGCATCATTGGCGGTGCCCCTAACAATCACGGCACACCTTCTTTTGCGACGACAAATTACGGAAGTTGGGGCGGCTCATCCTACCCGGTAATGTTCCTGGGAAACCAGAACGAAATCGACCATATGTTCATCTCCAATTCGAGCGGAACTAATCCGGGTCAATGGATTGTGCTGTGCGACCAGAATTGCACTACAGAAAACATTCACGATTCTTTTATCAGCGTTGGCGCGAACGATTCCGGTTCAGCTCCAATGGTTCTTCGCGGAGTAGGTTTCCACTACCTGTTTGAGAGAAATGTTTTTTCTGCAACAACTTCCAGCAAGTACTTTGCTCCTCCAGGCTTCCGACTCATGGGTTCAAGCGTAGCTAATGCGGCACCCGGAGAAGGTAAGTTCCTTCACACTATTTTTCAGATGTCGCAAGCCATCGGAATTGATAACGATGCGATACCTAACTTCGCCGTCGCTCAGATGGGGTCGCCGTGGTTGTTTTCGGACATATTCTCGGAAAACAGTTGCGGCCCTCTCATCGGATTCCATAACATCAACAATTCCAACTGGTTTAACTGGTCGATTGAACAAATTGTTAGGGCTGACCCGACTTGCGGGCTTGCCCCTTCAGTGGAAATGTCCGCTGGCGTGTCCCTCTTAGACGGACTTCGGCTGAGCAGCATGGAACAAGGCGGAACCGGAGGAGGCTCTGTCAATATCGGAACCGCCGCTTCCAACGTATCGTTCTACAGCGAAAGCGAGAATGACCAATACAACTTTGGCAGTTCCTACGTCGCTCCGCAACTTTCCACCGTTTATGGTGCGCCAGGGGCGGTGCGAAAAGTTGGCAAGGTCATAGAGGCGAATTCCGTTATCAGGGCCATCCCGCCAGGAGTGATTATCGTGCAGGGCGACCCGCCAACGAACGTAACTGCCGGAGCGCCTACGGCTGGCGGAACTCTTCCCGTGGGAACATTCCCAGTGGCCGTAACCGCAGTGGATTCAAACGGCGGACAAAGCGGCCCAAGCATCCCAATAAATGTAACCACTACAACCGGAAATCAAACTGTTCAGATTTCCTGGACTGCCCCATCTCCTCCTCCAGCTGGGTACTACGTGTATTTCAATGGGACAGCGGTCAACAGCGGCACGCTCATCACCGGGACAAGCGTTGTAGCCACTGGCAACTTATTTCAGGCCATACCAACGACTGCTGGTGGCGGTCCTAGCGGCATGTCGAAAACATTGCTCTGGGGGTCGCAGGTTAGAGGCGGTGGAATCGGCGGTACGCAAGTTACCGTCACATCAAATTACACCGCAACAATCAACGATTTCGACATCAAGGCTGACCCGACAGGCGGAGCATTCACTGTCACGCTCCCTCACGCCGTCGTCGGCCAGCCGTGGCATATCCAGAACATCACAGGTGGACCTAACCTTGTAACTGTACAGCCCGATAGCGGAACGATTCTTATTGCCGGTGGATCAGTATCTTCCGTAACCTTATCAAGCGGCGTTTCTGATTTGTTTGATTGCGATGGAACAAATTGCGAACTAAAAAGCTCCAATTCCGGTGGTTCGGCAAACGTCATTCCTAGTTCGCAGTTCGCTATTGCCGCTTATTCTGGCGTAGGGGTATCTAACACGATTACCGGATTCGGACCTCCTGCGCTTGCCGGTCTTTATATCCCGTTCTGGAATAATCCTTCCCCTGGCGCTACAGCTCCTCAAGTCGGACAATTGGGCGTTTTTACAAATACGCAAAGCACAAACTACACAGCCGTGGCCGGAGATAGGGCTGCGAGCATTCGTTTTAGCGGTGGCACAACAGCTACGCTAACGCTTCCCGCGATTGCGGCTCCGTTCGCTTCTAACTTCCCCTTTAGGGCACCAAACTACAATTCCGGCAATCTGACAATCACGCCTACAACACAACTTATCAATGGAGGTTCTGCGCTAACTGTACTTCCCGGCTGGCGGGCGGACGTGACGCAGGACAATGCGCCGAACTGGTTTGCCGATCTTATTCCGACATTCAGTGCTTTCATTGGTGGCTGTCAGGCTATTACATTCAATTCTTCGACGGGTTTACCCTGCGCGAGCCTCTTCTATCAGCTAGTCGGCAACAATGGAACTTCACAGACGCAGCGGGGCCGTTTGAACCTCATCCCCGGAACAAACGTAACGTTCGGATTTGCTGACAATGCTGGCTCGAATAGCACGGACGTAACGATCAATTCCAGTGGCGGTGGCGCATCCACGAATGCTTGCGGCACCAACCCTGCACCTGGTGCTTACACTCCCAGCGGCACAGCGAACACGAGAGAATGCTTAGCTCCTGGGACGTATACACTTCCGACTTCCGTGACGACTCTAGCTAATAGCGGATTTGTTATCTATTGCCCCACCTTCGGAGCAATCATTCAACGCGGCTCTGGAGCCTCCGGTCTAAAGTTCACCGGAAACGAATCAGGCATTGACGGCTGCACGCTTGACGATGGAACGTTTACCTCTACGGCGCGGTTTGTGGAGATTCAAGGTACGGATGACTTTGTAAAGAACTCAATCCACCAAAATCCAGGAACGGTTTCTTCGGCGCTTCCTGTGGTCGATCTGACAAGCTCTGCGACTCGCGGGCTTATCACGAACAACGTTTTTCTAGGCACGCAGGTTGACCCATGTATCGGCATCAACTCGGCTTCTACCGCTTCCGGTACGATTCAAGGAACAGTGATTGAAAATAACCGAGTAGCAGCTTTCGGGCCTTCCGCTTCCACTGGCTGCATCATCTCGAATCAGGTTTCCGGCAGCACCGTCACCGATACGACTATCATAAAGAACAAAATCGTGCAGACGACTTCCGGCGCTACGTCTATCTCCATCAACGGCCAAGCGGCTGTCCAGAATGCAGCTTATAAGGGTTGGGTGATAAACGAGAACCAGGTTAGCCAGACTACAACTGGCGGGGCTGGAGCCATCAAGATATTCGGACCATACAACGGTCAAGCTACGGGGAATGTCATTGACCTAAATGGTCACGCAACCTCTTCCGCTGCATTCAACTTGGGAGACTTTTACGACTTCAAGGTGGATGTCACGATTCACGGCGGAGCGAATGAGAATGAAGTCAATTGCGTAGACTGCGAGAATAACCACATCCACTTCATCGCGGATAACGTGGGCGGTGGACTAAACTGCTTCACCGGTTCCTCTTCGCAGAATCCCTTCAACCACAACATCATTACAGGCGTTTGTCGGCTGGCGGCGAACGCGACGTGCGTAACCATCAAAGGCAATGCCAACGGCAAGGCCGCAAACTTCAATCAAGTCACTGTCAATTGTCACGGAAACGGCAACGCTAGTTCCTTTGGCGTGGTACTCGACATCGGGAACTCCTCAACCGGCTTATGGAATAAGGTCATCGGCAGCAGCTTCGACGGCTTCAACGGCGCGACAAGCATCGACATCAACGTGAACAACGCCGCGATGTCCAAGACCTTCATCGGTGCGGACAATATATTTGATTCCGCCGATACGCTCTCAATCTCCGACTCCGGTACTGGAACCATCATCGAAAGCACTCCGCATACCCAGACAGGCGCCCTTGCGGCAGGCACGGCAACCGTTACCTTCCCAGGAAACGGATTTTTCTCCGCATCGACTTATAACTGCACCGTGCGCGATACAACGACACCGGCGAACGCAATCACTTTAGGGACTTTCACGGCAACGACGGTCGTACTGACCGGGACAGGAACGGATAATTACTCGCTGACATGCAACGGACAACGCAAGTAATTCTAGGGCTTTTGCTTCTGGCTGCTCCGGCTTGCCGCGCACAGGCGACCTATGACTGCGATAACGGGTTGCTAACGTATTCAGACGGCTCCGCCGCCCCAACTATCTCAGGCCATCCCGACGTACAAAACGCAACCATCTCGCAAGCGGGAACTACGCAGACGGCTGTTGTCGCAGACGCAACCAAATATGCCATAAACGAACCGATGATGGTCAAGGGCACGAGTACTTCGATGGACTTTTCCTGCAATACGGGAAGGTCTGATGCAGGCGCTTCGATCATCACGGGTATCAATCTCGGAACGAACACACTGACCATGACGGCTCCTGCTTCGCTTACACAGTCCGGTGTTTCTGGTACCGTGACGCCCGCACATGAATGGGTGAAGAAGGGCGTCACACTGGCAGGGAAGAATCGCACTGTATTCGTTTCTTTCCTTGATCATTACAGGTTCAAAGTGGAAGTTGGGGCTGCATGCGCTTCAACCGCTGCTTGCACTATTACCGCTGGCACCTTGACGACCAAATACGGCGGCTCTAACTGTACGATGGCGACGAACGTCTATTCGCAAATGCTGTCGCTCAACTTCAATGGAATCAGTAACAATTCTTCCGGACAGTATGACCCAACAGGGAATGGAGCTTGTCCTAGCAATACAAAAGAGCCATTCGACCAGGAACAGTTCGCCACTTCCTACATGAGCGTGGACCTCGGTGCTTTCGCTCCACAGCCGTTCATCAATACAACTTATAGTCTAACTTCCACGCTCACAGGCCCAAAACGGGCGCTTCTCGATTATTACAATCCGAACTTCGGGTCTTTCATCCAGTCGTTCCTTCAGAACTTCAACGCGAGTTTTACTTCATTTACCAAAAGCCCCTGGTTTGGCATGGTTACGGTAGACGATACGGGGACGAATGCCCTCACCAACGCGACATGGCACTTTCACACGAACGGAAATGTAGGCGCGAATGATAATGACCCGGCCTATCAAATTCTAATTTCCGCGCCAATCCAGGCTGGAAATGCTACAAGTAATCCTCTCCGGTTTGATGGTCCTGCTCGTCCTTACCTCTACAAAGACCCCGTGGTTTATTCCAAAACCCCTTGCACCTACAATCCTTACGGAACTTCCACCACCTGCACTCCACCAGCAACCTGCAACATGGTCACCCCTTGCCGTTTGGCCGATTATCTGTGCTGTGGTTCTCAATCGAAGTACGCTTCGCTTGCTGCGATGAACGCCGCTGGCTGGCCGCTCTATACCACGATGGGTTCGAGTGAAACTGTTCACACGGCAGAGACCATTGCCACAGGGAACGGGGCGACGACAGTCTTTAGTGGAACCTTTTCCGGTTCAAACGTAACACCTACAAGTGTGCAGTTATATTTAACTCCTTCGGGTGGCTCGCCAGTCTTCTTTGGTTTTGGTTGCTGGAATTCCCTCAACAATTGCGGCGGCTCGGCAGGGCAGTCTGTCTGGAAAGCTGCTGGCGCGTTTGTCGGGTCAAATGCCTATCCACTGCACTACGTCATCACGGACTCCAATAGCGACATCGAAGAAGTAACAACGGCAGGAACTACTGCCAGCACCCCTCCGGCTTGGCCTGCGTTTGGTTCCTGCACAGGCACTCAGACCACGGTCAGCGGCTCTGTTACCTTCACCTGTAGAGGGTCAAGCGTTTCCGCTGGAAACGTCACGCTTTCAAGCGGAGCCTACACGATTACAACGAATCATCCTCTACCTGCCGGCGCGACAATCTCCGTCAATTACACAACGGGCGGCTACAAGGCTTCGGGAACCGGCTTCGTAGACGAAGCAGGAACCAATACAAGCATTTTCGGGACGAATTCTGTTTGCCTGAAAATCCTTCCTGACCGGGTCGCTTCAACGGCCTACGGCGTTGGCGATGTCATCCACAACGTATCGACGGGCACATGGCAAGTAGTTCTCGTGGCTGGAACATCATCGAGTGGCGGCGCTCCGGCCTTCTCTGCAACTGCCGGAGTCGATGTAGTGGACGGAACGGCAGTCTGGGAGAGCATCGGAAAGCCCGTTTGTGGAACGGAATCGGGTAGTGACTTCGGCATCGCCAATATCAACCAGACAGTCGGCGCAGACCTAGACGGCTGGTTGCCCCAATACGCAGCTCAATACCTGAAGCCAATCCGTACCGCCGTAAAAACTCTTGCTCCGCACATGATCTATCAAGGGCCAGACCAGTGCGGCGTATGGTTCAATCCCTGCCGCAGAGAAATCTCTCAAGCAATGGAGCTGTATTCGGATGTCTACTACACAACGCTTGCTGACCCGTCGTTTGACCCAAACGGCAGCGCCAAGTACAAATTCATTACAAGAGATTACACCGGCCCGATCTTTCTCTATACGTCCTACTCTTCGACGCAGAACGCCATCACAACGGCGAACTGCAATACGAACTTCCCCTGCTACGCAACGCAAGCTGCACGTGGGCAGGGCTGGTACAACCTTCTCAACTGGATGGTCAATCAGACGCAGGGCGTAAATGGAACTTACCAGCTAGCTGGACTTTTGCATTGGGGCACGCACAACTTCCAAAGCTCTCCTTTCGGCCTTTGCACTGACCTCGACAATTGCTACAACGGCCTGGATAACGTGGTGCCTACAGTTTCTTGCCAGCCGCCGTTAAGTTCTTTGAGTTGTGGCACCGAGTCCGTCTCGGCTAATTTCCTCGGTGCAAACGGCTTAACAGGGGCGCAGTCGTACAAGACCGCTAACGCCTTGTGGTTCACATTTACGTCCACAAACCCCACACCGGCGATTCCCGCCGTGCAGATGGCAGGCCATATAAGTAATCTTTCTGGGCAGGTGAAGAAATGAAGAAAACCATATTTGCGATTCTACTTTTGGCCATATTCGCTTTCAACTTGGCTAGGCTCGTGAAGGTCGAAGCGCAGGGTGCTGCCCCTTTCTCGTTCAGTGTCTCGGCTCCTCATCTTAACTGCCCTGCCG